CCGTATGTTACAACGTCACCAGCGAAAGCGTACTGAACACCAGCAGTCATTCGCATGATTACACGTACATTCTGTGAACCATCCAAGTCAGCCATGTCCAAAACTTTTACTTCTTGTGAGTCAGAAGCCAAACCAGTACCGAAGTACAAGTTATCTTTAGTTGTACAGATAGCTGTATCATCAGACATTCCGTTACACATGAACAATGGAATACCATCGAACATTAAATCTCCCATTGCTTGGTTGTTACCTTGTGCGTTAACACCAGCAGCTCCAAGTCCGTTAGCTCCGAATCCACCAAGTGAACGAACGTAAGCTCTGTATACGTTAGAAGAAACGTAAAGAGTAAGTCCTTCTTCTCCGTACAAACGTGTAGGAATTGCGTCTACTACTTTTCCAAGTTCAGCTATTACGTTACCAGCGTCAACTCCTCCAGCTACTGCTGCGATTTGCTGTCCAGCTGGAAGCTCTGCGTCTGCTGCTAATAATACCTCGAAACCGTCGAATTCTCCAGCGTTAGCGTTGACTCCTTTCCAAATGTTTTGCTCCATCTTACCAGCTACTTTAGCTGCTACGTGTCCGATTAAGAAATCAGCGAAAGATGCTGGAAGCTCATCGAATGCAGAATATCCCATTTCGATTGCGTCCCAATCTGAACGGAAATCTTCTTTACAAAGTTGCAAGTTTACTTGGAAAGTTTCTGGCTCAAGAATCTTTTCATCCAAAGTAAGTGTAGAAGTTGCTGAGAAGTCGCAAGAACCATCTGCTAACAAATCGTCAGTAGATACTCTTTTCAATACTTCTTTGAACTTTACATTTGGTTTTACTGTAATACCACCGTTCTCGATAGTGTTAGCACTCAATAGTGCTGCTGCTACATATCCAGCTGCTTTTTCTCCAGCGTATGTAGTTGTAATGTTTGTTGTTGTTGCCATTTTTGTTGTTTATTAAAAAAATTATTATTTATTCAATTTTGCTATTTTGCTCATTACAGAGTCAGTAGTACCTCTCTTTCTTTTGTTTCCGAAAGTGTGTAGTTTTACTTCTGCTTTTGGCTCTGGATTGTGAGTGATAGGCTTAACCTCTGAAAGCTCTACTTCCTCAGTTACCTCTTCTTCTACCTCTTCAACTTTTGTTGATGCTTCAAGCTGTGATTTAAGCTCTGTAATTTCAGCAGTCAACGCTTCGATTAGTGCGCTTTCTTTTGAGAACTTAGTCTCTTTAACTACTGACTCAATGATAGACTTAGCTGGTCGTACTTCCTCAGAAGCTTCAACTTCTTCTGCTGGTTCTTCTGTAACTTCCTCCGCTACTTCTTCTGTTGGCTCTTCTGCTTCTTCTTCAACTTCTACCATTTCAGAAATAACTCCTTCTTCTGCTACTTTGAACGCTCTACCATCTTCGAGTTCGTAAGCTTCTCCTTCTCCAGATACTGGAACTGGGATAAGTTGCTCGTCTTCTGTTTTTACCATTACTGCTGCACCAGCTTCAAAGTCTGGAGTTGCTTCAATCATTGTAACGCCATCTTTCAACTTAGCCTCAGCAAGTTTAATCTCTTCAGCTTTCAAGCCTACTGCTTTTAAAATTGTGTTTATTTGCTCTTTCATTTGTTGGATATTTAACTATATAACTATTTATGTTTTATTTGTTTTATTTTTATCCGCTTACGTTGATAATAGTACGCTCAGTATTTACGTTTACAACATTGCTCACGCCTTGATTAACTAGCGAACCTATACGCTGTCCAGTTAACTTTTCGTACTCCTCTGCTGTTAGCTTTGTAGCGTATTTATTTTTACGTCTCATTTACTTAGATTCAATAATATTTTTAATCTGTTCTACTATGTCTTTAAGTTCAGACTTATTGTCTATTGACTTGAGTTTATCAATAGCCCAGTTAATACCAGAAGCTCCACCCCATCCAAGCCAAGCTACTCTGCCTTTATCTTTCCATGGAGTATCTTTAAACTCTTCGCTGACTTCGGCGTTTTTTTCGTGACGTTTAAATGATGCCATTCTAGCGATTGTATCTCTTGTGATATTTTCTCCCTTTGCTAATTGGTTTGCACGAGTCCAGCCGATACGTGTCATTCCTTGTACCTCATCTCCGTACTCATCTCTCCACTTCAAAACTTTCTTAGCGTTATTCTTTGCGCTTTGTGGATAGTCGTTATAGCTTTCTAGTTCTACCTCTTCATTCATTTGCAAAGCCTCAAAGCCTTGAAAGATTGCCTCTATACTGAAACCTTTGTAAGTACCATCTTTTGCTTTGCTGTATTCTGAGTCGCTTAGTGACATCATTACGACCCACTCTCCACCTTTAGGCTCAAGTCCGTACATGTTAGCCTTATCGTTATCTTTGTCCTCTACTATCCAGCTCTCAATAACGCAGCAGTCTTTTACTGGCTTCTCGTGTTCGCTTGTTACGTTGTTAAGGTTTAAGTTCTTCATGTAAAGAGCAGCCGCTTTTGCTACTGTTTCTTTTGACATTATAATATTGAACTGCTTACCATCTTTTACTCTAGGTATTTCAAGGTCTGGAATTAAAGCGTATCCTACTACTACTTTTCTCTCCTCATCAATAGTCTTTAATTCTACTGTAAACTTATTAGCGTCTTCCTCAGATAGTGCTATAAAGTCTTCCATAATCGCTGGATTTTCTACTAGCGAAATTGCGAATACTCCATCTTCGTCTTCGTCCTTAATAAATAGTTCTATTGTCTGCATATTTATTTAACTACTTTTTTGTGTTTTGTTTTAAATTCTTTTCATATATTTGCATCTGCTATAGAGAGCAAAATTTAATTTAATTTATTTATGTTCCCTTAGTTTCTTTAAGGTTAGGTATTAGGGTAGGCGTGGTTTCCTACCCTTTTTTTATAGTGTCGCTGTTTCTACTTTGTTTCTGTCTAAGCTCTGCTGAGTTGTAACCTCAGAACCTACTACAAATGCTTGTATAGGTTGCTGTCCTTGATTGCCTAAAGTCTCAGCTAATTGATTCACTCCAGTATTACCTACTACGTTGAAACTCGCTGGTTGAGATGATGGAGTAGATACGCTACCACTTGGAGCAGTTGGACTACTACCAGCCGCACCGCCTTGAAACTTACTTTTCGCTATTGTAGCAATTTGAGCTGCGCCAGTAGCTGCTACTATTCCAGCTTTTACAAAGTTAGCACCAGTCAAAGCATCTTGAGGAACTGCCAGTTGAGCCATTACACCTTGAGCCGTACTTATTACTGCTTGTGCTATACCTACTGCTTTGTTAACTTTAAATGCTCTCTCTGCCGACTTCTCATCATCTTTAGCGAATGCAGTTGCTAGGTCTCCCAAAGCTCCAAAAGTATCAGAAGCTAAACTTAATCTTTGGTCTGCTAAGTCTCTCTTTCTTTGTGCTTCCTCTTCATCGTATTCTTTTAGATACTTTTGAGTCTGTTCTTCTGTTTTCCTTTTTGCTACTGCTGCATCTATATTTGCTGTTTCTTCTGTTAAGTCGGCTTGTTTTCTTAAAGGTATTTCTTCTTCTCTATATTTAGCCTTTATTTCAGCTAACTTTTTCTCTAGTTCATCTGCCTTTAATATCTTAATTTGATTCTTCTGTTCTTCTGTTCCTACTATGTTTTCTATCTCTCTTTCGTGTTGAGTTCTAGCTTGTGCTATTTCTCTCTCTCTATCATCCTCGATAGCTTTATTAGTTAGGTCTTCTATTAGCTTTCTTGCAGTTTCTTTGTCCCTTAGAAATTCCTTGTATTTAGCTACTCTTTGAGCTTGTCTTTGTTCCTCTTCTTTTACTCTTTTTTCTGCTTCTGCTTTTATCTCTTCGTTTCCAGATTGTATCTCTTCCAATATAGAGGCTTGAAACTGTCCCTCCATATTTTTAAGAGTATGGTATTTATCTCTAGCCTTTTGTATTGTTTCTTTTGCAGCTCTTGCGGCCTCATCGTCTTCTGCTTCTTTAGCTTCTTTGTAAAGTTTTTTACCTTCTTCTAGTACGGCTTTTTGTAGAGCTAAATCTTCAAGCCTTGCCTTTTCATCGTCTTTAAGATTTTTAAGTCTTGTCGCTCTTAGTTCTTCCTCACTCGCTCCAGTAGCTTTTAAGATTCTCATTTGAGTATCTGCTAACGCTTTACGCCTATCGTTAACCCTATCCATTGAAGCAGTTAACTGTTCGTAAGCAGCGTTTAAATTTTCCGTACTTGTTGTTAAGTCTTCAGTACTAGAGAAGAAATACGCAAAAGCTCCGACAACAGCAGTAATAGCAGTAACTAACCAGAATATTGGACTACCCTTTACTGCTGCGTTAAAGATTTTCATTCCAACAGTACCAGCTTTGGTAGCTGCGTTAGCTGCCGTTTGCGCTACTGTTTGTCTTATAGTTGCAAGTGTTAATTTTTTAT